AAGGAAAGGTAAGGAAAGGTAAGGAAAGGTAAGAAAAGGTTTTGAAAGGTTTAGAAATGTATGAAGAAAGAGGAAGAAGCTGTTTAAAAGGTTATGGATTAATATGTCGAAAAGTCTAAAAAATTACGAAAAAAAAATTTTACGATTATGTTTTTAGTTCTTTTTATGCACAACGACACCCCGTCAGTTCTAGATTGAGATTTTGAAATTGGGTTGAAAAAGTCAAATTGGTTTTCTGATCTTCAATTCGCAGCCTGTAAACCTGGTCGCAACTTTTTTTATTTTTTTTTAGAATTTACTTGACTTGTATTAATATATTATATATATTACTTCTGTTATGCGAGACTATCACAGAGTAAATAAAAATAATTCCCTTGATAAGATGAAACCTATTGTTTCGCATAACAATCTTATTGAGGGAATTTCTATTAAAAAGGAAAACACAATGGATAAAATAGAATACAATAGATATAATAGATTTTTAAATAAATTTATTATGTTTACTGCTAAAGACAATATTCACGAGACAAGCGTTTGGCACAAAGACAATAAACCAAATGTTGAAAAGGTTTCTTTACCTGCTGAATATTGTAAATCAACTATCAATAAAGAAAAGAAATGGGCTAAAGCCTTAAACGAAGAAGATAATTTCAGAGGACTTTATCTTAAGAGTCAGGCTAAAGGTTATCTTTTCTATTATTTTGGTGGTTTGTTTGGTGGACTAGCAGGAATACCAACTGCATCTGATTTATGTGACCATTTACTAAGACTTAATTGGTTTCAAAATGAAGAGCATCTAATGTCATTTGCTTTGTACCTTACTATTGGAATGTACTTAGTATCTGAGACTAGAAAAGATATATATAAAGTTGGTGACTTTCATTCTAAACCCTCTGACAGGGAAGATATGGAGTTACTAGCCAAACATATATATAGTATACCATTTGGAATCTTAGGGGATGATAATCCTTTTAAGCACATAATGGAATAACACCAAAGGATAAAAGGTTATTGGGGGGTTCGATTCCCCCCTATCCTTCCAATAAAAAAAAGGAAAACAATAAAATGAGTAATGACATAAGACAATATGATGAAATAATAGAGGTTGAGGTAATCGCTACAATAAGTATTAAGGTTACTGAAAACGAAAAAGAACTTTTCGAGGAATATTGGACAGATGAAAAGAAAAAAGACTTTGTTGAAAAAATGTTTGATAAAGTCGGATTTCATCCTAATAGTAGGATTGATTCAGTTAATCTTAGTATTCCTGAAGATAATTATATAGATTGGAGTGTATAAAAGTATATATGGTATTTAGGGAGGTTCGATTCCTCCCTATACTTCCAATTAAACAAGGAGATAACAATGGCAGATCAGAACAAACAAGAAGAAAAACCAAATAATGTTGCAGTAGATTTTGTATGTACTATAACTTATGAAGGTAGTGAAGAATGGGAAATTACAGAAGAAGAGTGGGATGCGATGGACCCTGATGATAAAGAAACCCAAAAATTATCAATGAGGACAGATATAGCAGAAAGAATACTATCTCACGGAGACTCTGATTTCGATATAGTTATATCCCATACAGGGGAAGATATCTCTTACCTTTAAAACCTTTCCTTTGCTCTGTATACCTAGGGTTAAGTAGTTAATGCAATGTTAACTGCTTAACCTTTTTTTATGGACCATACAAGATCAAACAACTATACTAAAAACCCTGGAAAGTATTTAATTCTGATCTTACTAGTTATGTACTATTGGTCCACTAATATACATATTTTGTTTATATATATTTTTTAAGCGAACATTCACGCAAGTACTATTTTTTAAGGTTGACATTCACGCAAGTACTAAAATGCTTTTAAACTACATTCACGCAAGTATTTAATTTTAACGCCAATATGCACGCAAGTAATATATATTTATTTTTTTAGGCCGTTATGCACGCAAGTAATACATATTTTATTTATAAACCATATGAACGCAAGTGATTTTGGAAGAGTCCAAGCCACCCTTTACTTTATAATATAAATTTTTTTTGTATAACAATATTAAAACAATTACTTTGTTTTTTAGATAGAATTTGTTATATTATTACAGGTTAATATGTTTAATAAAATAGGAATAAATACAAATGAAAAAAGATAGTTGTTTACCCTTTAGTTATATGAATACAGGTGCATTTAAGAAAGCATATAGTAATGTAAAAAAAGAAATTAAAACTAATTTCTTAACAAATAATAATCGTAAATTAAAATATACTAGTAAGATAAACAATGCTAGAATATTTGAGTTTAATTTACCAGCCTATAAAATAGATGATGAAATTGTTTGCCCCTTTGCTGATGAGTGTAAAAATTTCTGTTATGCAAAAAAGGGTACTTATTTATATAAAAATGTAGTTTTAAAATATAAAAATAATTACTACGCTACTAAAAAAGATAACTTTGTTAACTTAATACAAAAAGAAATTGATAAGAAAAAACCAACTCATATTAGAGTACATTCAAGTGGTGATTATTACAATATAAAATATCTGAAAAAATGGTATGAAATAGCAAACAATAATAAAGATATAATCTTTTACTCTTATACAAATTCAAAGCCATTTTTTAAAAATGATAAATTACCAATACCTAAAAATTATAAAATTATATTTTCTCTAGGTGGTAAAAAAGATAATTTAATTAATATTAAAAAAGATAGACACGCCAAAATCTTTAACAATGAATTAGATTTACTTAATGATGGGTATGTAAACGCTTCAAAAAATGATTTGGTTGCAATAGGTACAAGTAAAAAAATTGGTTTAATATTTCATTAATAAAAGGGGACTAAATAAAATGAATAAAATAAAACAACTAGAAATACTGAAAAAAGAAAAGCAAGTATTTAATAAGTTAAATAAATTATTAAATCCAACAATTAAAAAATATATAAAAGATAATAAGAAGGCTTTAAAAAGTGATTATTTACATTTATATCAAATGATTTGTATTAATGTTAATGGTCAAATAATAAAACCAAGTATAGCAAGAGATATAATACTTAAAGCTAATGGTGATATAAAATTAACTAATCAAGCTTATAAAATATATGTAAATATGAAGGGATTGTATTGGAGGAAATGGTAAAGATCAGAAAAAAATTTTTAGTTTTTTTAATGGGAGTACGCAAGTACGCAAGTAAGTAAATAACGCAAGTACGCAAGTACGCAAGTACAAAAAAGGAGATAACAATGAGTAAAAAAATGTTAAATAAAGTAAGTAAAGAAGATTGTATAGACGCTATAAGATATTTATGGCAAAATGGATTTGTAGAAGAAATGACTACAGATAAAAAATATTATACAACAATCTTGCTTAAAAAAGTAGCCAATATTTATAATATAAAATTAGAAGGTGGTGAGGAATAATGGAAGAGCAAATTTGGTGTAATTATGAATGCTACACAGATGATGAAGAGCAAGATGCAAATTATCACGAAGATGGAAACGATAAAGTGTATTTAGATAATAATGGACAAACATATGTATGTCCAAAGCATCATTGGTCGTGTGCAAAATGTAATAAAATAATACAAATAGGATAAGGAGATAACGATAATGAAAATAACTAAACTAATAAAGTTACTACAACAAATAGATAGAGATTTTAAAAAAAAAGAACCTTGGGAGGGTGAATTAGAGGTAGAAATGTCTATAGATGAAGAGGGTAATGACTTTCACGATATTAGAACTTATGTACATCGAAATAAAGAAATGTTAGATGTCGGTTTAGGTAGATATAAAACAACCAATTCACTAGTAGTAACTTTGTATCCACATCAATATGATAAATTTGGAGATTTTATTGATGATGAAAGATATTATACTCAAGAAGAAAGTGAAAAGATAGCAAGAAACCTAAGAAAAAAACACTACAAAGTAGAGTTTGATAGGATAAATAAAGAAAGAGAACTTGTAAAATAAAATCGGTAAAAGAGATACCCATAAATTAACACTTGCATTTATGGGTTTTCTTTTTTAATATATTGAAAGGTTAATATAGGAGAACTCAAATGACCAAATTAAATAATGAAGAAGAAACTGATTATCAAATAATTGATGGCAGAAATCATATACTTTTTTTTACTGATGATAAGTTAAAATTAAGAACAATTGATATAGATGTTCAACCAATTATAGATGCTATTGAAACTACCATTCATAATATGGTAGATGCAAAGCAATTTAAAGATGTTGAGTACATAGAAAAAATAATTGGCATAGCAGTAGAGGGTTTATATGATTCAAAAGGAAACTTAAAAGAGTAAGGGGGTTAAAATGATAAAAATATTTTCAATGTTTAGTGGTGTAGGAGGTTTTGAATTAGGATTTCAACAAGCCAATTTGCAGACGCAAGTAGTTGGATTTTGTGAAATAGATAAATATGCATCACAGATTTTAGAAACTAAATTTCAAGGAGTAAAAAACTATGGAGACGCAACAACAATCGATGAAACTAAATTACCAAACTTCGACATCCTCGTTGGAGGATTTCCTTGCCAAGCTTTCTCAATGGCAGGAAAAAGGAAAGGATTTGACGAAGCAAGAGGGACTCTCTTTTTTGATGTCGCAAGGATTCTTGCCCACAAAAAACCAAGGAATTTTATACTCGAAAATGTTAAAGGTTTACTTTCTCACAACAAAGGAAAAACTTTCGAGACAATACTTGGGATTCTCTCCGACTTGGGGTATATCGTTGAATGGGAATTGCTCAATAGTAAGAACTACGGAGTCCCACAAAGTAGGGAAAGAGTGTATATTGTCGGACATCTTAGAGGACAAAGTCAACCAAAAGTATTTTCTTTCAGAAAAAGCACAGAAAAATCTAATCAAAACCCAAAAGAACTAACTAAAAATATAGGACAAGGACAAAGAGTTTATTCTACAAATGGTGCTAGTGTATCTATAAAAGCAGGTGGTGGTGGACAAGGTGGTAAAACAGGTTTATATAAAATACCACAAGCCACAAAGCAAGGATATGAATGGGCAAATTTAGGAGATTCTGTAAACTTGCAAAACTTAAAATCAAAAACTCGTAGAGGTAGAGTTGGTAAACAAATAGCACAAACATTAGACACAGGTAACCAACAATATGCAATAGTAAAAAGTCAAATCAGAAGATTAACACCAATCGAATGTGAAAGATTGCAAGGTTTCCCTGATAATTGGACAGAAGGGTTGTCCGACACCCAAAGATATAAATGTATGGGGAATGCAGTAACTACAAATGTAGTTGAATGGGTGGTAACACAATTATATAAAAAGGAGATGGGATGAAAATAGACAGATGGAATCTGATTGGAAATATAAAAAAGATAATAGATCAGAAAAAAAAGAAACAAGAAGATGACAAATGGATTGCATCAATTGCAGAAGATTACACAAAATTTCTCAATTGGTTATCCAAAAGTCCAAATGTATATAACAGATTAAAAGTAGAAGAAAAAAATCACATAGTAGAAATACATTTTAGATTTATTTTCCATAAAGAAAGTAAGGTGAAATAATGAGTAAAAAAATAACCTATGTTATAGAGGTAAGTTCAGCATATGATGGTTTAGAAGATGCGATTTCAAAACTTGATTTACAAAAGAAACCATTATATATTGCAAAAGATGAAGATGATAGTGGTGCAGTATTAGAATATATTGCTGATATAACTAAAATAGATTCAATATCTAAAAACTTTGAGCTACATAAAGAAAGTGAGTTCAAGTAATGGTTAATAAAAATGATGATAGTTGGCTTTCCTTAAATAAAAATGATGTAATGCATCACAAAATAAGAACGGGGCAATGTGGTGAAGCACTAGCAAGAGCAATGATGATAAAGTATGGTGTTCCTTTGGTTCATGAAGCACAAGAAGCTTGTAAGTATGATTTGATTATTGATTGGAATAATAAATTGTATAGAGTGCAAGTAAAAAGCACGAACATTGTATGGAGACATCGTTCTAGATTATATTATAGATGGAAGTTAACAAACCACACTCCAAAAAAACAATTACAAAGTGAGGAATGGGTTTCAAGCAATACAATGTACAATAGTGAACAAGTAGATATTTTTGCACTAGCATGTATACCATTGGATAAAGTTATATTTTATCCATATTCACCTATAAAATCAAAAGCAATACAAATAAAAGATGTACAAAATACAAACGCTCAAGATACTTTATATAACACTTTAAACGAATTAGAAAAAAGGGAATAACAATGAATCAATGTGAAGAATGTAATGTTGTATTAGATGGTAAAAACAATGAGAATCATAAAGAAATGTGTGATGATTGTTTACAAGATAATGTTTCTCCAAGATATGACAATTCAGAGAACGATGATTGGGCAGATCAATTCAGAAATTTTAAATTAAATATATTAAATAAGGAGTATTAACAATGAGTGTATATGTAATTATAGCATTTTTATTGTGGATGGTACAAACAATTGTTTCATTTGCAATATTAGAAAAAAAGAACGAACAGATAAGGAATTATAAAAATTGGGCAGAATCTGCACAAGAAGAACTTAACAGACACAAGTACGAAGAGAGGAAATAAAATGAATAAGAATGCACTATTAGGGGAAAAAGGAGAAGCATTTGTTCGATATGATTTATATAAACAAGGTGCAACAAATGTAATGTCAAGTTGGAATGGATGTAGTTATGATTTAGTATTTCAATACAATAAAAAGTTTTATAAAGTACAAGTCAAAACAACTGAAACAATATTAACAAAACCAGATTACAGAAAACAACAAAATAAAACATATACAAAAAAAGTGTATAGATGGCAAACAAATAAAACAATAAGCAACGAAGTTGGCTCGTATAAAAAAGATGATACTAATTTATTTGCTTTGGTTTGCCTAGATGGTACAATAGAAAAGATTATTTATTTACCCTTTACAAAAAGAACAGAT